TAGCGCAACCGCTAAACAGTACAAGGTACTAAAACAAAAGAACCAAATCATGTTTGGCTACTACAACGCCGACAATATGCTGTCATGCGCTAAGATCCGACAGGAAGGTAAACGATTCCGAACTACCGGCGCATGGTCTGAGGGGCTCCTATTCGGCCAGCAGTTGTTTAATAAAGGCGGAAAGTACGTCACCATTACCGAAGGTGAGATCGACGCTTGTAGCGCCTACCAGATGCTAGGAAACTATCCTGTCGTATCTGTACGCAATGGTGCAGGCTCAGCGATCAAGGATTGCAAAGCTCAATATGAATGGCTGAACTCATTCGAGAACATCGTAATTATGTTTGACAATGACGAACCAGGACGCAATGCGGCCCAGCAAGTTGCTAAGCTATTCGGCGGTAAGTCTAGGATCGCTAAGTACCCTGAAGGTCTCAAGGATGCAAACGACTTTCTGTTAGCTAACAAGCAAAAAGAATTCACAGACGCATTCTGGCGCGCTGAACGCTACAAGCCCGAGGGTATTGTCTGTACCGCTGAGATGCTAGACAAGTTGCTAGCGCCACGGCCACGCTCTATCGGTTCCTATCCTTTCGATGGCCTAAACGAGTTGACATACGGTGTACGACCTTTTGAGCTAGTAACCGTCACTGCAGGCTCAGGCTTAGGTAAGAGTCAATTCTTACGTGAGATCCTGTATCACCTATTGCAGACAACCGATTTCAACATTGGTGCATTGTTCCTGGAAGAGTCAGACATCCGCACGGTCGAATCGATCATGTCAGTACATGCTAATAAGTTGTTCCACCTAGACCCATCCAGCGTAGGATCGGATGAGTACATGAAGGCGTTCAAGGAAACGCACGGTACAGAACGTATCCACCTAGCAGGTGACTTCGGTTCTAGTGAGATCGACGACATCGTAAGTAAGGTACGAGAGCTAGCACTAGCGATGGATTGCAAGATCATATTCTTGGACCACATCTCTATCATCGTATCCGCACAATCGAACGGTGATGAGCGAAAGGCCATTGACGAACTAATGACCAAGCTCAGGATGCTAGTACAAGAGACAGGTATTGTGCTGTTCGCTGTTAGCCACCTGAAACGCTCAGAGGGTAAAGGACACGAAGAAGGAGCCGCGACAAGCTTAGGTCAATTACGTGGTTCTCAATCTATTGCACAATTATCAGATATGGTGTTAGGGTTAGAACGTCACGCACAAGCAGACGATGAAAAGACACGCAATACCACACAGGTACGGGTGCTCAAGAATCGCTTTGCAGGCGTGACAGGTAAAGCATGTAACTTACTGTATACGCACTCAGATGGTCGTATGCGCGAGACTTACGAAGAGGATGAATTATGAGCAGAATGGGCGATTACGTGATCGGACTGATGGAAGAAGGCTTGTACGATCCAGACGACTACAGTTATGTACCATACGACGAAGAGATGGAATATAACGAATACGACGACGAAGACTACGACGATGAGTGAGATAGTTCTTGACATTGAGACAACATCCAAGATGGATCATATCTGGTGTTGTGTCACTAAAGATCTATCTAGCGGGGAGGTGATATGTCATACCGAAGCAGATACGCTCAAGCCAGTTGTGAAGAAAGCAACCAGGGTGATTGGACACAACCTGATCGGATTCGATGGGCCCAAGTTAAAGACTTTGTGGGGAATAGGTATACCGGCAAGCAAGGCATACGACACGCTCACTGTAAGCCGTCTACTGGATCCCCAGATCGAAGGTGGGCACTCATTAAACGCATGGGGCAAGAGGTTAGGGGACGATAAGATTGACTTTACCGACTATGACGGTGGTCTCACGGATGAGATGATCGACTATTGTGTCCAGGACGTAGAGCTTACCGGCCAAGTGTATGAACACTTTCAACGGATTATGGAAGAACACAAAAGCCAGAAGCGTAATAGCACTGACTGGACGCAAGCGGTAGAGCTAGAGCACCAGGTACAGATCGTGATCAGTGGGCAAGAGCGCCATGGATTTAAGCTTGACATCCCACACGCTAACAAGTTATTGATTGAGCTATCTACTAGGATGAATGAGATCAGAACACACATGCAGGAGCTATTCCCGCCCATCGTCACTGAGCGATACAGCGAGAAGACCGGCAAGCGGTTGAAGGATCACGTAGAAGAGTTCAACGTAGGCTCACGTAAGCAGATTGCTAAACGCCTGGAGACGCTAGGCGCTAAGTTTACAAAGGTAACTGAGAAAGGTAATCCGATTGTAGACGAGAGCACGCTGTCCGAGATTGACTTGCCTGAGGCTAAGTTAATTGCTGAGTACTTGATGTTACAGAAACGTGTAGCGCAAGTGGATTCATGGATTAACGCTGTCAAGGATGACGGCAGGGTTCATGGACGTGTAATTACCAATGGCGCAGTAACAGGTAGGATGACTCACTTATCACCTAACATGGCCCAGATACCGGCCAAGGGTAAACCGTTCGGTGAAGAGTGTAGACAATGCTGGACAGTGGACCCAGGGTATAAACTGGTAGGCGCAGACGCATCAGGCTTGGAGCTACGTATGCTGGCGCACTACATGGGCGATCCTGGCTATACAAAAGAGGTATTGGAAGGTGACATTCACACAGCAAACCAAAAGGCCGCAGGTCTGCCCACCCGTAATAATGCAAAGACTTTCATATATGCTTTTCTTTACGGGGCAGGTCCAGCTAAGATCGGATCAATCGTAGGTGGCAGCGCAAAGGAAGGACAATCGCTTATTGCGTCATTTCTGCGGAACACACCTGCACTGTCCAAGTTGCGGGAGAAAGTTGACCAATCGATTGATAAAGGGTGGCTCCGAGGACTGGATGGACGACGAATTTTTATTCGAAGTGGTCACGCGGCGCTTAATTCATTGTTGCAGGGTGCCGGATCGATTGTTATGAAACAGGCCCAAGTCAACCTAGCTAAGTCACTACGGGAGGAGAAGTTAGACGCAAAGTTCTGTGCTACTGTTCATGATGAATGGCAGATAGAGGTCAAGGAAGATCAAGCAGAAAGAGCAGGCCAGCTCGCGGTACAAGCTATCGTAAAGGCAGGGGAAGACCTAAACCTAAAGTGCCCACTTGACGGTGAGTACAATGTTGGAAACAATTGGGCAGATACACACTAAACGTGTATAATATCTGACCTGTTAACGAGGAAAGTAAAGATGATTAAGACTAATGCAAAGTTGTTCTGGTGTAACACAATGGACAAGATCGGTGTACCTGGATACCTGGGCGAACCGACCAAGCGTTATGAAGTGACGATTGGATGTCTTAACGAGAAGGTAGTTGAGCGTTTACAGAAGGAAGGCGTTCGAGTTACCACGCACCCTAACAAGGAAGATCAAGGTCACTACATCAAGTGCCGTTCTAACTATGAGATCGAAGCACACGACATCGACGGTAACAAGATCAGCCCCGACACTATCGGTAACGGTTCTGAAGCTGTCGTAGCGTTGAAGGTCTACAAAGGACGCGGCGTTGGTGTCAACTGCGACAAGATCGTTATCAAGGAACTGATCACCTATGAAGCTCCTGAAGAGGACAGCATGGAAGATGAGGAAGACGTAGAGTTTCTATGATAGCTCTCATTGACGGGGACATGCTTTGTTACAGGATAGGATTCGCCTGTAACGAGCAACCCTGGGGAATCGCTAAGAAGACCATGACAGACTTTGTGTATGGCATTATCGAAGACCTGGGGGACGATGTAACCGACAGTGAGCTTTTCCTGACAGGCAAGGGAAACTTCCGCAATGACTATGCTGTCACTGCACCCTACAAGGGTAACAGGAAGGCTCCCAAGCCTGTCCACCTTCAAGCATTACGTGAGCACTTAGAAAAGAAGTTTAACGCTAATGTCTCTGACGGTGAGGAAGCAGACGATACCATCGCTATTCGAGCTACTGAGCTAGGTGACGAAGGTATCATTGTTTCACTTGACAAGGACTTTAACCAACTCCAGGGATGGAAATATAACTTTGTCAAGAAGGAAAGGTTTTACGTAACAGAAGAGGAAGGTCTACTTAACTTCTACAAGCAGTTCCTGGAAGGCGACAAGATCGATAACATCATTGGTGTTAAAGGTATTGGACCCAAAAAGGCACATAAGCTACTGGAAGGACTGACCGAACTAGAGATGTTCCGTAAGTGTGCTGAGTTACTTGAGAGTGAAGAGAGGGCGATTGAGAATGGTCGTTTACTCTACCTAAGAAGGAAGACCGATGAAATCTGGAACCCGCCCAAAGAGAGTACCGAAGAGGAAGAAGGTGGAGAAGCCGCCGAAGGGGTATGATTCTTGGTTCGAGTATGAACTGCACCAGAAGCAACTGAAAGGTTGTGACTTTCACACGCAGAAGGTTCATTACATACAGACTAAGACTTACTGCCCTGACTTCATCTTTTATGATCCCGAAGGGTGGACTTACCTGATTGAGACTA